TGCTATGCCTAAGCTTATTGCTTATGACATCGCAGGTGTTCAGCCTATGTCAGGTCCTACTGGTCTTATCTTTGCGATGAGAAGTAGATATACTAACCAGACAGGTAACGAAGCATTCTTCGATGAGCCAGACGCACAGTTCTCTGGTACTCAAGGTGGTACTCCCCCAACAGCAACAACTGAAAAGAACCCAGGTCTTATCAACGATGCTACTGGTGGTGGATCAACTGCTACTAACTATGACCTTGCTTCAAGTAAGTTTACTACTTCTGAGCAAGAAGCATTAGGAGACGGTACATCTACTGCCTTCATGGAGATGGCATTCAGCATCGACAGAATTGCTGTTGAAGCTAAAGGTAGAGCGTTAAAGGCAGACTACTCAGTTGAACTTGCTCAAGACTTGAAAGCAATCCACGGATTAGATGCCGAGTCTGAACTAGCAAACATTCTTTCAACAGAGATCCTTGCTGAAATTAACAGAGAAGTTGTACGTACTGTATACAGAGGTGCAAAACCTGGTGCTCAGGCAAACGTTGCTAACGCAGGTGTATTTGACCTTGACGTTGACAGTAATGGTAGATGGTCTGTTGAGAAGTTCAAAGGACTTCTATTCCAGATCGAAAGAGATGCCAACGCAATCGCACAGGAAACTCGTAGAGGGAAGGGTAATGTAATCATCACATCTGCTGATGTTGCTTCTGCTCTTGCTATGTCTGGTACACTAGACTACGATTCAGGTATCGGTGGTGCTGTTGGTGGTCTTGGAGAGATTGATGACACTGGTAACACATTCGTTGGAACACTCAACGGACGTTACAAAGTATACATCGACCCATACTCAGCAAACGTATCTAGCGATCAGTACTACGTTGTAGGTTACAAAGGAACTAATGCATATGATGCAGGATTATTCTACTGCCCATATGTTCCTCTACAAATGTACAGAGCGATTGGTCAGGATACATTCCAACCACGTATCGGGTTTAAGACTCGTTACGGAATGGTTCTTAACCCATTTGCTAAGGGACTTACAGAACTTTCAAACTCTGATCCACAGCACAGCACAAACATTGGTGCTAATGCTTACTACAGAAGAGTTAGAGTTGCTAACCTAATGTAATCGGATATTACATACCTCTTAAGAGACCCTACGGGGTCTCTTTTTTTTGTCTAGGTATAAACTCGTAGGCATTTCTTTTTATTACAATGTAGCAGTAAATACAGTGTTGATTCGCCTACATAATAGTAGGATTGGAGGAAAGGAAATGCAACCAACCCCTCTATATGATGGTGTAAAATAACGGAGGCTTTTATGCACAACAGAGTTTCACATAACCAGTTAGCTGGTTGGAGTATGAACGATGACCTTACATCTACGAGCGAGAGCAACATAACAAAGATCGACGATTACTTCGACTGCCTAATAGAATGTGCAGACTTACCCAATGCGTGTAGACGCATATGTAAAAACGTATTCGATTAAACCAATGCACTAAAACTTATATCAAGGGGGTCGTAAGACCCTCTTTTTTATGCTATAATAAATACGTGTGGAGACCTGTGTTCAACTAATGGAAAATACACTGTTCAGTCCTTCCAATAAAAACTTTTTATCTCCAGTTGGTTTTAAATTTGTAATTGGTAGAACACCTAACGTAGATTACTTTTGTCAGTCTGCATCAATACCTTCTGTAGAAATAGGTACTAGAGATATTCAAACACCTATCAAAGACTATACGGTGCCTGGTGATAAGATGACTTTTGGTGATCTTAATCTAAGTTTTTTGGTGAACGAAGATTTGGATAATTACTATGAGATCTACAGATGGTTAAAGGGACTTACTAACCCTAAACATCAAGAACAATTCTACAAATACCTTGAGACTGTAGATGAGAAAGGTAGACCTGATGATTTTGATAAACAAATGAGTGATGCTCGTTTGCTAATTTTGAATAGTAACTACAATGCTATATCAACTGTTAACTTCTTCAATATATTTCCTACAAGTTTAAGTACACTTGAGTTTGATGCATCAGTTACTGACATCAATTACTTTACAGCACAGGTGAATTTCAAGTATACCATATACGAGATTGCAGATAAAAATAAAAAGATAGTATGAATCTAGACACCTTGAATGAAATGTGGGAGAAAGACTCACAACTAGACGATGAAAAATTAGATCATGACAGTTTAGCAATCCCCAAATTACATGCTAAATATTTAAGACTTTACAATAGTTTTGTCACCCTTCGGGATCAGGCAGAGTTAGATGTAAAGCGTACCTACCGTTACAGGTGGGAGTACTACACAGGTAAATCGGAAAAACCTTTCCACCTTAAACTTCTCAAAACAGATGTACCCATATATCTGGAGTCTGATGAAGAATATATGAAATCCGTTCTTAAGCTGAAGTACTATAACCAGATGGTTGAGGCATTAAAAGCGATTATGCAAGCGATTAATAACCGATCATTTTACATTAAAAATGCGATAGAGTTCGCGAAATTTTTGAAGGGTTATGAAATCTAATGTGTACATTCAGAAGAAGAACGAAGTTTACCTGACTGTAGAATGTGAACCCCACGTTCAATACGAGTTGGCAGATGAGTTTACCTTCGAGGTTCCTCAAGCAAAGTTCATGTCAGCTTACAAGAAGAGGTATTGGGATGGGAAAATTAAATTATTCTCACCAGGTACAGGCGAGATTTATGTTGGTCTTCTCCCTTATATTGATGCGTTTTGCGAGCAAAGGGGGTACGAAGTTATACATCGGGACAACGAATTTTACGGACTTCCATCAGAAGTGGATGAATTCGTCACTCCAGAAGGAGTAGGAGACTTCGTTAAATCTCTCAATCTACCACATAAAGTTAGAGACTATCAGTACAAAGGTATCTACGAAGCATTACGCAACAAGCGTAAACTATTACTATCACCTACAGGTTCTGGTAAATCACTAATGATTTATGCACTGTCTAGATTCTGGACAGCAAAGAAATTACAAACACTCATAGTAGTTCCAACTACATCACTTGTTGAACAGATGTACAAGGACTTTGAGGACTATGGTTGGAACGCAAAGGCACATTGTCATAAAGTATATGCAGGTACTGATCCTAGATCTGACAAAGATGTGATCATTACCACATGGCAGTCAGTATATAAGTTACCTAAAAATTATTTTGAAAGGTTTGGTGCAATCATAGGAGACGAAGCACATCTGTTTAAGGCTAAGTCTCTGACAAGTATCATGAACAAACTTTACGATTGTAAATATCGCGTAGGGTTTACAGGTACTTTGGATGGTACACAAACAAACCGCCTTGTACTCGAAGGTGTATTTGGTACTGTTGATAAGGTTACTAAGACAGAAACCCTCATCAAGGAAGGACATCTTTCTGAGTTTGAGATTAAAGTTCTCATACTAAAACATCAATCTAATGATTTTGATAGTTATCAGGAGGAGATGGACTACATTGTTGAGCATGAAGGGCGTAATAAGTTCATACGTAACTTAGTTTGTGACCTATCTGGTAACACTCTCGTCTTGTTCAACTACGTTGAACGGCATGGTATGCCCCTTTTTGACATGATAAATAATAAGGTAGGAGAAGACAGATTAGTCTTTTTGGTACACGGTGGGGTCGATACCGAAGACAGAGAAAAGGCAAGAAGGATCGCTGAAACTACACATGACAGTATCATAGTTGCATCGTATGGGACTTTTAGCACTGGTATTAATATTCGGAATTTACATAACGTTGTCTTTGCGTCGCCTTCAAAAAGTAAAATAAGAAATCTACAATCTATTGGTAGAGTGCTTAGAAAAGGAGATCACAAGACCAAAGCGGTCTTGTATGACATTGCTGATGACATATCTAAGGGTGCTAAAAGAAATTATACACTAAATCATCTCGTTGAAAGAGTCAAAATATACAATGAAGAAAACTTTAACTATGAGTTTATAGATGTCAGAATCAGATAAAAATAAAAAACCAGAATTTCTCGCGGCTATTAAATTAGTTTCTGGAGAAGAAATACTATCAATGGTAACACATGTTACAGATACAAACGGAGACTACTTAATAGTAGAGAACCCAATACTAGTTGAAGAAGTAACTCTTCCAAACAAAGCAATAGGTGCAAAAGTTTCACCGTGGATGAAATTCTCTAAGGAAGAAGAATTTATTATACCAAAAGATAAAGTAATAACTATTGTAGAGGTAGATACTGAAGTGCAGATCTTCTATGCTATGTCTCTAAGGA